CCAAGTACAACCCAATGACCCGTGCTGAATTCCAGCCGGTGTTTGCGTTTGTAACGTCTCAGCAGGGTATGTTGGGCACGTTTGGCATTGTGCCACCTGTAATAGGCTCTACAAGCGGTTCTGCGACTGGTACGGCGTTGGTCAATGGGTCAACTAGTGCGGGTGTTACCAGCGTGCCTGTAGACGGTTTTACGGGTGACATAAAGGCTGGCGACTTTGTTAAATTTGGGCATGGCAAGGTTTACATCGTTACGGCTGACCGCGACGGGGCTGGCGATATCAGCATTGAGCCAGCCCTTATAAGTGCCGTTTCTGATAATGAGACCATGACCTACAACAGCGTTTCGTTTACCATGCGAATGACCAACGATGTACAGTCTTACTCTTTAAGCCAGTTTGAGTATTACACCTACGAGATTGACATGGAAGAAGTGCTGTGACGCGCTCAATAAACGCATCAACCATTGCTGCGCTACAGGCTGACGCAATACGGCTTTGTCACTTGGTGCAGATTGAATTTCCAACGGTCGCGTACATCACCGACAATTTCCATGAAGTGCAACTAAACGGCAATACATTTGAGCCGGTCGGACACTTGTTAAGCATAGGACAGCCGCAGGAAACGCAAGAACTGCGTGTTGGCACGGTGCAAATAACTTTGTCCGGCGTTGACCAGGCCTATGTGTCTGTGTTTTTAAATCAGCAATACATCAACCGCAGGGCAAGAATATGGAAGGCGGTCTTAGATGACGCTGGCGAGATTATTGGTGATGCCATTTTAACTTTTGACGGGCAGTTAACCGGCTACAGTTTGCAAGACAACGAAAGCAGCTCTGTCATTACGGTTTCCTGTGCGTCGCATTGGGCAGACTTTGAGCGTAAAGCTGGAAGGTTGACCAACACAAACTCGCAGCAATACTTTTTCCCAGCCGATACGGGGTTCAGGTACGCTGCCAACAGCATCAAAGATATAAAATGGGGCAAAGCGTAAACTCCAGCCACGTTGATTATTTGCTGCGCTCTGGCGACGACACTATAGAGTCTGACAACTACATTGAAAACGAGCACGGCTTTGCAAGCTACCAAATAGACGGCCGGCAGTTTACAATCATTCAGTGCTACGGTGAGGGGCTATGGTGGGACGCTGAATTTATGCGCCTAGCAAAGCTAAACGGCTGCAACACTATATTGTTTGCAACAAAACGAAACCCTGAAACATTTACCCGCAAGTTTGGATATAAAACAATGGCTACTGTTATGACTAAAGAGGTTGCCTAATGAGTAAAATAGTCAAAAGTGTTGTTGGCGTTGTCCGTAAAGTTGTTAGGGCTGTAACCAGTGTTGTCGGTGACGTTATTTCTTGGCTGGTTCCGCAGCCTGATGTGCCGAATATGGGAAACGTTGACAATGAAGCCCGTGGCGCACTTGTCAATAAGCAGTCAAGCATTGAGCCAATCCCTGTTATCTACGGCAAGCGTAAAGTAGGTGGCACTATAGTATTTGTCGAAACAAGCGGTTCGTCCAATACTTACCTATATATGTGTTTAGTGCTAGCTGAAGGCGAGGTGAACAGCATTGGCGATATTTACATTAACGACGAGCTGTTAGCCTCTGGTAGCAAGTACTTTAGCAAGGTCAGCATTGATAAAAAACTAGGCACTGACGGTCAGGTCGCTAGCAGTGTGCTAGTTGACGCACCTAGCTGGGGTGCTAGTGATACTCTAAACGGCATTGCTTACCTCGGCATACGCCTAACTTACAATTCAGACGTATTTAGCGGTTTGCCGACAATTAACGCTGAAGTTGAAGGCCGCAAGGTTTACGACCCGCGAACAAGCACAACCGCTTACTCAAGCAATCCAGCATTGTGCTTACGTGATTATTTAACAAACGCTCGATATGGCAAAGGTTTGCCGGTAGATGTAATTGACGACACAACATTTAGCGCGGCAGCCAACGACTGCGACGTAGTTGTTCCGGCATACGACGGCGGCGATGAAGTTAAGGCGTTTTCCTGTAATGCTTTAATTCTTACTAGTAAACCGTTGTTTGACAACGTTAAAGTATTTCTATCTGGTATGCAAGGCATCATGCCTTACCAAAATGGGCAGTATCGTTTGTTTGTTGAAAAGGATAAAGTTAGTACGTTTGATTTTACGACCGACAACATTATTGGCGGCTTTAGCATGACCGGCTCTAGCAAGTCGTCAAAGTTCAATAAAGTCACAGCCAAGTTTGTTAACCCTGGAACAAACTGGCAGGCAGACGCAGTGATATGGCCTGACGCTGACAGCGCACAAGCAACAACGTACTTAACCGAAGATTCAAATATTGAACTGAGTACGGAAATCAATTTAACGACAGTTACAAGCTACTACCAAGCGCGCAACATTGCAAAGACAGCCGTTTTAGCGTCTAGGCTTGCTGGTATCCGTTTGGAGCTAGAAGCCACCTCTGAGGCGCTAAATTGTGTGGTTGGTGATATTGTCACGGTCACGCATCCAACGCCAGCATGGAACGCTAAAGAATTCCGCGTTACCCGTCTAGTGCTGAATTACGAAGGCACGGTATCTGTTTCTATGGTTGAACACATTGCAGCGGTTTACCCTTGGGTCAGCGACAAACAGCAGCCTGCCAGTGCACAATCTAACCTACCAGACCCATTTGATACAACGCCACCGACATTATTGGTTAGTGATGAACTGAGGGCATATAACGAGGATGTAACCGCGGTTTTGTTTGCCAGAGTGTCAAGTGGTAACAGCTTTTCCATCGGTTTTGAGGTGCAATCTAAACTAGAGGGCACGACAGAATGGGTCAACATGGGCCAGTCTGGCGGTAGCGTATTTGAGCAAGTCAACGTGCAAGATGACCGGACTTACTCGGTTCGTGCTAGAACCGTAAACAGCATTGCCGTTAAGTCTGACTGGGCAACCGTTGACCACCAGGTAGTTGGCAAGACTGCACCACCTGAGAACGTTACCAACCTCACTGGCAACCTAATCGGCAATCAATATTTGCTGACTTGGAGCGCTGTTCCAGACCTTGACTTGTCGTACTACCGAGTTCGCTACGCATCACCAGACAGTGGTGGTAGCTACGAAAACTCGGTGTCTCTTGTTCAAAAAGTATCTCGCCCAGCAACTTCTGTATTTGTGCCAGCACGAAACGGAACTTACTTTGTTAAAGCTGTGGATAAGCTAGGCTTGGCATCCATCACTCCAACAAGTATTGCTTTAGACACAAACATTGCGGCGGTTGAGTCTCTTAACTTTGTGCAGACCATAAACGAAGCGCCAGATTTTAACGGCACGTTTGACGACACAGTAGAGTTAGACGACGACGATGCATTGGTGCTGAACACGAGTTTATTGTTTGACGCTGTATCGGGTAATTTTGATGACGCAAGTGGTTTATTTGATGGCGGCTCCGGTAACGTAGATGCATTTGGCTACTACTACTTTGCAACTGCCGTTGACTTGGGCGCAATTTACATATCACGTTGCACAGCCTACGTTAAACACACACGCTTAGACTATGTTGTATTGTTTGACTCCGCCGAAGGTTTGTTTGATGACCGGCAAGGCGACTTTGAAGGCGATGTAAACGCTTTTGACGATACAGACGTACAAATAGAGGTAAGGCATACCCAAGACAACCCAAGCGGCACGCCTACTTGGTCGGCTTGGCAATCGTTCGCAGTTGCTGACATAAGGGCTCGCGCCATTCAGTTTAGAGCCAAGTTAAGCACGACAGACCAACAAGCGACACCCAAAGTTACTCAGTTGAGCGTTAATGTAGATATGCCAGACCGCACTGTATCTGGGAATGATGTTGTTTCTGGTGCTGGCGCAAAGGTTGTAACGTTTTCGCAAGGCTTTAGGGAAACGCCTGCAATCGGTATTGGCGCCCAGGATATGCAGACAGGCGACTACTACGAAATCACCTCAAAGTCTCGCACGGGGTTTACAATAACTTTTAAAAATTCATCTGGTACGGCTGTCAGCCGAAGTTTTGATTATGTAGCCAAAGGCTACGGAGTGGAGTTAAGCTAATGTCACAGCACGATATGAACATTGCGAACCAGGGTTTTCCTGCTTTTCGTGAGGATTTAAACAACGCTCTGCCAGCATTGGCGAGCAACAACGCGGGAGCAGCAGAGCCAACCACTATGTTCGCCCATCAATGGTGGGTTGATACATCTGCGGCACCAAACCTGCTTAAGCAACGCAACGCCGACAATGACGCATGGATAACCGTTGGCAGCTTTGACCAAGCCGCAGATACTTTTAACCTTGCGTTGGCACAAGGCGGCACTGGTTCGGCTACGGCATCAGGGGCACGAACCGCCTTTGGCCTTGTAATTGGTACTGATGTGCAGGCAAATTTAGTTTCAGGCACCAACATTAAAACTGTAAACAGCACATCGTTGCTTGGGTCTGGCAACATTGTTGTTGGCTTGTTTGATGGCGATAAAGGTGATATTACCGTCTCTGGCTCTGGCGCTACTTTTACAATTGATAACACAGTTGTTACAGATGCCAAATTAAACTTATCCGCTAATGCTTCAAATATAAAAACAGCATTAAACGCCACAGGCTCTGCACCTATTTATGCTTGTCGGGCTTGGGTTAATTTCAACGGCACTGGCACGGTGGCGATTCGAGCCAGTGGGAACGTGTCGAGTATTACAGATAACGGTGTTGGTGATTACACGGTTAATTTTGCTACTGCAATGCAAGATGTAAATTATTCTACTAATGTAACTACCTGTAACCGAGTAGGGGAAGGCGCATTTGGAATAGGCGGTCTATTCGGGCAAAATACAGGTACTGTATCGGCACAGAGAGTCAGAACGATGAATCCCGTAAACTTTGAAGATTTTGTAGCAGTAAACGTACATATTTTTAGATAAAGGAAGACAAATGAAAAGAATTATCTATCAAACAAACGAAGGTGGCGTTGCCATCATTGTCCCAGCCGACTGCGGCTTAACCATCGAAGAGATTGCAGCCAAAGACGTACCCGCCGGCAAGCCCTACAGCATCGTGGACGTTTCCGACATTCCAACCGACCGCACATTTCGCAACGCATGGGAGATGACATGATTACAGTGAATATAGGTAAAGCCAAAGACATTGCACATGATGTTCGCCGCGCTGCTCGTTTAGTTGAGTTTGCTCCACTGGACATTAAAGCAACCATTCCCTCAGAAGCCGTAGCAGCCGAAGAAGCTCGTGCTGTTGTCCGCACCAAGTATGACGATATGCAAACAGCCATCAATGCGGCAACTACCGCAGACGCAATTAAGGCGGCAATGCCACAAGGGGTTTAATGAGTAAAGTAGAAGTAAATGCTAAGTATCCTCAATGAACTATCTTACCCTCTTAGGTTATTACATTGCAGCTAGCGCCTTTGGCTTCTACGTTCTTTGGATTTTCTACCTTGCTGTAATGAACTTAAAGAGGGTTAAGGATGCTGGCTTGATGACCAAGACCGCCATGGTGTTCGGTTACCCGATTTTGCTTGCGGGGTGGCTGGTTGACTTTATAATCAACGCAATGGTTTTAACGTTGTTATTGCTTGAGTGGCCTAAAGAAATGACGGTAACTGCTCGTTTAAAGCGTCACAACGCAACAAGCACTGGCTGGCGCAAAGCTGTAGCGGTGTGGTTTGAACCTTTGTTAGACCCTTACGACCCCAGTGGAGACCATATTTAAATGGAAAACATCGACCCAGTGCAATACGGCCGTTTGATTGCTCAAGTTGAGAACTTGACAACTAAAGTGGAGTCGATGGACACAGACATTAAAGAGCTGCTTGCCCTGGCAAACAAAGGGCGCGGTGGGTTTTGGATGGGCATGACAATCGCGAGCATGTTGGGTGGCGCCCTTGCCTGGGCTTTAGGTCACTTCAGGTAATGCTGGCTGAATTAGCGGTTGCTAATGCATG